GTGCGGCGCATCACGGTCCGGCTCGCCCGGCACACCTGCGGGACTCTGCTCGCCTTGTTGAAGGTGCATTCCAAGGTGGCTCAGGCGATCATCCGACACAGCCGGATCAGCATGACTGTGGACGTGTACATGCACGTGGTCGGCGAGGATGAACGAGAAGCCGTCGCGCTACCGGCCGAGCTTCTAGAAGATCCGCTCATCGGCTGACCGTTGCCGCGCGTTTCAACCGGTGGTGTCAAAAGACCCCCAGCCCGTATGGACTGGGGGGTCTTTTCGTATGTGGGGCTAACAGGATTTGAACCTGTGGCCTCATCCTTATCAGGAAACAGCTCTGCCTAGATGATCTCCGCAGGTCACCTGAGCTGCACCTTTGTCCGCCATCTACACCCGTCTACCCTGTGGATATCCGGTCGGCCCCTGTGGAACTTACGACTCCCCCGGGGTAGTTCCGGGGTAGTCCCGGGACGGCTCACGCAGCCGATACCGCCCGCAGCCGGCGCCGCAGCGGCCGCTGCACAGCTCCTGGCTTCCCGTCTTCCAGCGCCGCCAGGACTTGGCCGGCGTAGTCCGCCGCCGCATGGGTGTAAATCCACGTGACCTCGCCCGCACGCTCGTGCCCAAGGATCTCTTGCGTGATCACCTCCGGGACACCGCGAGCGTGCAGACGGCTCGCGAAGGCGTGCCGTATGTCGTGGAAGTCCGGCCACCAGTCCGTACGCTCCTGCTGCATCGACCGCGTCCTACCGGTCTGTTCGTCCAGCTGCTGCACGGTGACGGTGCGCACGGTCTTGCGGACAACGCCGGCGCCCTCGATCGCCTTGACCCAGAGCCTCCGGAAAGCGGACCGCCGTAGCGGCGCACGGTAGGGCTCGCCCTCACTGCCATTCACCTTGCTGCCGCGGCGTACCTTGTTCCGGCCGTGGAAGACCAGCTCGTCCTCGCACAGGCCGTCCGTCGGTTCGGACACGGCCCGACTTGCACCAGGCTCCTGTGCCCACACCTCGCGCAGCACCCGGGCGGCGAGCCCTGTCATCGGCACGGTGCGCAGGCCCGCGTCACTCTTGGGGTACGCCTTCCGCTTGATCTTCCCTCGCGGCTCGATCAGGACCTCGCGTACGTGGATGCGCCGACTCTCGAAGTCGACGTTGCACCACCGGAGGCCGGCCAGCTCTTGGAAGCGGAGCCCGGTCTCCTGAGCGACAATCAGCAGGTTGTGGAAGTGCTCGGGAAGCTGGTGACGGATCAGCCAGAGGTGGGCGTACGTCGGCGGCCGCCGGTCCTCAGGGTGCTTCTTCTTGATCTGGGGGAGCTTGACGCCCTCAGCCGGGTTGAAGGGGAGGCGCCGGTCTCGCTTGGCGTCCTCGAGCAGCCGGTCCAAGACCTGGAAGCACTTCGTCACCGAGCTGGCGGCGAACGGGCCGCCGTTCTCGTCGTGCAGGGAGTTCACCCAGAGCTGGATCTCACGCCACGCCAGCTCGAAGAGCCGGGTCCTGCCGAAGGCCGGCTCGATGTGGTTCCGCCACATCCCATCGTCCCGGAGCTGGGCTTGGTTCCAGTCCTCTTTTCTGGTGCGCCCCTTGGTCTGGGTCGGCCACCACAGTGACCACCAGGCCGACAGGGTGATCTCGCCGAGGGAGGGGTCAACCCAGGTGCGTTGCCGCATCTCGGTGCGGGTCTGCTCGAGGAACGCGATCGCCTCCTCGTACGTCGGCTTGATCTTGCTGCGCTCCTTGCCCGACGGGTCGGTGTACCGGGCTTCCCAAGATCCGGTGTGCTCGTTGGCGGGAGCGCGGTCACCGGGGTACCGCTTGAGACAGACCGGGCATCCGCAGCGCATGCTCCGGTTGGGGCGTGGGTTGTTGGTGTCCCTGGATGGGACCTTCTTGCGCACCATTCGGGTGTGCTCCTGATCAGACAGTCGGTGCGCCGGACGTGGCCGCTATCAGGCTGAGCTCATGCGGCAGTGTTACGGGCGTACCGCAGAAGCAGCGAAGGCCGGCGCCAGGGATGTCAGGTGCACCGAGGTCGACGGTCAAGAGAGCGTGCAATTCTCTGAGCACGTCGTGCGGATGGGTACCCTGAGCGACGCGAACAGCGACCTCGTCCGGGTCCCAGAGAACGATCTCCGGAAGATCGTCGACCACGGTGACGCAAATGCACACAGGTGTCCCCCCAGGGATGCATGACTGCATGGTCAGATCGCTGCGGGAGGACAGCGGGTCACTGATCGTACCTGCGTGTGAAGAGCGTGTGGAGAGCGACTGGCATATTCGCTCTGGGTTTGTTTCCGTCGTGCACGAAATTGCACAGGCGGGCGCCAGTTAGGCAACCCTTATCTCCTGCTATGAGACGCGGCTGATCCGCAGCATGGCCTCGGCGTCCCGGACGAGGTCACGCTGTTTCTCTACCGGCAACTGCCGGTAGAGCGTGAGCAGTCGAGCCTCACGCTCGGCATCACTGGGTCCGGGCACCGGCCGGCCAACGGCGGCAAAGAGATCGCTCACCTTGACGGCCACGCCCCAACTCCGGAAAGCCTCACGCAGAGCGCGCAGCTTGTCGGGGTCGATGCGGGAGGTGCCGCGGGTGCGGTTCATCCAGGCGTTGACGGTGGCATACGGGATACCGGCCGCCGCGGCGAGATCCTTCTGGTTCTTGCCGTCGGTCTGGTCTAGGAGTCGAGAGAGAAGTGCCGCCAGGTCCTCGCCGCGGGGGGCTCGGTCCTCGGCGGGGCCTTGCTCGCCGGGGTGGTGCTGGTGGCTGCTCACCATCAGAGGATCGGGCATTGCATCTACATGCGCAAGTAGATCGCAGATTGATGACCAGGAACTTTACGCAGATTGGCGCATCCACCCCGCCCCTGTGCGCCCCATGCACGCCTCGCACAACCCCTGTGCATATGCTTGACGCAATCTGCATCTACACGTAGTTTGTAGATACCGCAGGTCAACGAGACCCGCGACCCCTCTATTCGGCTGCGTGCCGGAGGTTCACCATGCGACGACTAGGCAGAGGTGCCCCGCTGCGGGCCGCCATGAAGGCGGCCGGGCTGGACATCCCGCGCCTCGCCGCCAAGACGAAGGACGTAGATCCAACCAGGGAGGGGCTCTCCCGGAGCCTGGTCGGACACATCACAGGCGGCGGCAGGACGGCCCGCGAAGAGTGCAGCGACCGAGCTGCCGAGCTCCTCGCAGCGGCACTCAACAAGGAGATCGACGACCTTTTCGAGGCGTCCGTCTTCACATTCAAAGAATCTACATCTACACGCAGACCGCAGACCGCCGTACGGCGGAAGTCGGCACTGCCTGAGCGGCTGATGGATCAGACCGAGCTCGCCGACTTCCTACACAAGTCCATGAGCTGGATCGACGCGCAGATCACTGACGCCAGGGAGCGCGGTGAGACGTGGCCCGGATTGATCTATGTCGGCCGCAGCCGGCGGTTCGACCCGCACGCAGTCCTCGACGGCATGCAGCGGCAACGCACCAGCGCCTGACGCAAGACGGGCCGCCTCGGATGGCCCCGAGACGGCCCTGCAAGAGACCACTTCTCCACACGAAAGAAGCTCCCTGTGGACCAGCCTATCCAGCCCACCGCGTCGACCGCCGTGACGGTACGCGAGTCGGACGTTGAACAGCGCAGCTCGCTGATGCATGCCTTCTCCGAGGCCGAGCAGATCGTCAGCCAGCTGCACACGCTCCCCACCGACGTCATGGTGCGCGGCGACTTGAGCACCGGCGCCTACGGCATTCGCCTCTTCTTCTCCGACAACCAGCACGCCGTGCTGGAGTTCGCCACCACGTTCGACGCCGAGGTGACGAGCTCGCCGAGCCTGCACGGAGCAGGCTCCTACCTCACCGCCAGCACCTGGCTGAACGGCATCGACGTGCAGGCCTGGACGGTGGTCGACGAGAACCCGCCCGAGGAAGCGCCGACGGCCCCGGCCCCGGCGGCTGACACCGACACGCTCGCGCTGCCCCTCGCGACCAAGGCCGCCGAGGTCCTCGTATGAGCGAGTTGACGCAGCGCCTGGTGCGCGTCCTGCTCGAGGGCGCCGACGAACTGCACCTGGACCTGAGCGTCCGCCAGGTCGAGCGGCTCGCGGCGCGGGCCGCAGCCAAGCTGACCCCGCCGCAGCCCGAGCCGCCAGCGATCACTGTGGAAGACCTCTCGCACCAGCAGCTCACGGTTCTTCTGGGACTGGCGGCCGGCGAACGAACCCCTGACACTGCGCGCCGTCTGTGGGTCAGCGACCACACGGTCCGTGCACATAGGAACCGTCTGTTCCAAAAGCTCGGCGTACGGACAGCCGGTGAAGCGGTCGCTCGCGCCAAGGACCTCGGTCTTCTGCGCGACGCCTCTGCCCCCCTCCCATTGCCGGGCCAAGCGCCCGTGAGCGTGCCGTCGTGAGCGGGACGTTATCGGCCGTCGGCCTGGCGCTGGCCGCCTACGCGCTGATTGCGCTCGTCATGAAGCTGCGCCTGGATCGCGCTTCTCCCGAACGGCCGTCGTCCCGCCACCGCAAGCCCCGCCACTGACTTCCGGGCGGGCAAGCCGTGCTGGTCAACCGGCTCGCTCGCCCGGACCACCACCCACAGATCGGACAGCACATGAGCACGATCGCTCGCCCCTGGTACGAGGACCTCGAGGACAGCGTGCGCGCCCTCGGTGAGACCGCCCGCGAGTACCAGCTGGCGCACACCGCCGCGACGACGCTGCTCGCCGGCGTCGAGTATGAGCGCCGGCGCCTCCACGACGGGAAGGTATCGCTGACGCCCCGCAGCCCGTGGGATGGCCGGCCTCAAGCTCCGGTGACCCGCGAACCTCATGCCGACGCCGTGTTCGACCTCGCCGCCGTATACCGCGACCACGCTCTCAAGATGCGCGAGCTCTACGAGCACGCCGCACTGCTGTACGCCTCCGGTTGCGCCTGGGCCATACGCACCGTGCAGCAGGACGCGAACCCCAACGGCGTCAACTTCCAGATGGGCACCGATCACAAGGCGGACCCCGGGCCGCTCGAGATCAAAGGCCTCGTGCAGTACGTCGACAGCCAGGCCCTGGCCGACGCCTACGTACGGCTCATGGAATGCCTAGGCGCTGGCTACATCGCCGAAGACCTCGACGGCCGCGAGTACCTCGCCGACCACGAGGCCAGCCAGCTGCACGACGCGCTCGAGCAAGCGGCGGGCACGGCGGACGCCGCGTACGCCTACGGCCAGCTGGCCGAGGCCGCGGTCACCTTCGCCCTGGTCGGACAGCGCCGCCAGCACGCCCGGCGCGAGGTCGAAGCCGCCAGCCCAGCGTGAAGCGCAGGAAGCGCCCGCGCCCGTGCGAGTCGCTCGCCTTCCCGCACGAGCTCAACTACGCGCGCCTGTACGTGACGGGCTGGCGCTGCGCCAACCACACGCCCGCCGCCGAGAACGGCCGGCCCGAGGCGCCGCCGGGCCCGGGCTGGCCCATCTACCGGACACCTTCGCCCGACCCCTCTGCACAGCCGTCCGAATAGGAGCAGTCTCGTGACCACAGCTGAAGCCACCCACCGCCAGACGCCGACCCCGGGCGACCTCGCCCAGAAGCAAGTTGCGCGCCGCCTGGCGGCGCTGCTGGCGCCGGGCGTCCTCACCAAGGAAGAGCGCTTCCGCCCGCTGTACGACCGCGGCATCCGCACCAGCAGCATGACGCCGCATACGCGTCTGGTCGCGTGGGCTCTGCTGTCGTACGCCAACGCTCGCACCGGTGAGGTGAAGCAACAGCCGCGCCTCGAAGGCCTGATGGAGGCGACCGGTCTCAACGCGGGCCAGGTCGTCGTGCAGCTGCGCGCCCTCGAGCAGCGCGGCTGGCTGCAGCACACCGGAAGCCCGCGGTACGAGGACGCCGACCTGCGGCCCGTGATCCCGAGCGGTGAGCTGAGGCGCTTGCGATCCCACTGATGCCTGCCCAGGTCCACAGCCCGGACCTCCCCGTATTGGTCTCTCAACGTCACGGAGCATCAGTTGAGCAGCAGCGAGCAGTGGGTCAGCACCGCGTGGATCAACGCCCTTCGGGACGAGGTCCTGCGCGTGGGACGCCAGCTGCCTGAGGTGGCCCGCGTTGTCGCAGTGGGCGTCTGGATCGCGACCTTCACCGAGAAGGACGGCGGCAATGCCTTCCCGTCCCGCGAGACCCTGGCCACCCTCGCAGGCTGCTCGCAGGAGACCGTGACGCGCGCCGTCAAGGTGCTGATGGGCGTCGGTGTTCTGGCGCGGCAGCGCCGGCCGAACGCCTCGCCGATCTACCAACTACTCATCCCGTACGGCCGCCTCGACTGGTCCTCGCACATCCACCACATGACCGACACCCGGCAGCGCCGTGCGCGCCGCCGGGAGAAGGAGAGGGTCGTCGCCGACGCCGTTCGGACAGCGTCCGCGGACACCTTCCGGACCGCGTCCGCATATGGCGTTCCGGACAGCGTCCGCGTGGGGGGTTCCGGACCGCGTCCGCGGACGCCTTCCGCGGGGGCGGACAGCGTCCGCGGACGCCCCCGGACAGCGTCCGCGGACACCTTCCGGACCGCGTCCGCGGACGCGCCTACCAGTCCCATCCCTACCTCCGGTAGGGACCAGCCCCCCGACCACATCCCGGCCGGCCTTGAACCTCAGCCACAGGACGCCCCCGCGCACGAGGCCCCCGGGCCGGCAGCGCCCACGCTCCGCCCTGTGCCCGGGCCGCCCGGCGGCGCCCGCTCGAGGAAGCCCGCGGCCAAAGACGGCAGCAGCCAGAGGCCGTTACTGCTGCCCGTCCGCTCGCCAGCCGACGTGTCGCCCGAGGAACTGCAGGCGCTGCGCGCAGCCGCAACGGCAGACGAGATCCACCAGGCCATCACCGAGCTCGGCCGCACCCAGGCGATCCGCGTCTACGGCCTCCGCCTGGTGGGCCCGCTCCTGGCAGCGCTACCCGACCACGACACCGGCACCTGACCGGAGGACGACCATGCCCAGTGACCACGACGTCGCCACATGCCCCAGCTGTCACGCCCGAATCCGCTGGACGATCACCGTCAACGCGAAGCGGCAGCCCATCAACGCCGACCCGGACGCGGCGGGCAACCTCGCCGTCTACCGGGACGGCACCGGCACCCTGCGCTCCCGAGTCCTCACCACGGAGCGGCCCACCCTCGAGCACGCCGAATGGCGGGCCATGCCGCACGTGGCTACGTGCACGGGGCCGGCCCTGCGCCGCCAGGACATCCCGCCCCGCCGGCCGGTCCGTCGCCCGGTCCTCCGCCGGCAGCCCTGGCAGAGGTGGCCGCGGTGAGCCGGGCAGAGGGGATCGTCGCGGACGCCTGCGCCGCGGTCATCGCCGCCGAGCTCCAGGCCTCGCTGAACATCACCCGCGCCGAGGCCCGGGCCCTCGGGCGGGCCGCTGTCATCGCCCTTCGCGGCGACGGCTGGTTCATCACCTGCCTCCCCATGACCCCGGCTCTGAGCACCAAGAGCGAGACCTGCGGCACCGCTACCGGCGAGCGTGACGCTTGAGCGCCAGCCTCCCGTACCGCGCTGACTGGCGTGCGCTCGCAGCGTGCGCAGGCCAGGACACGCGCCAGTTCTTCAGCCCGAACGCCACTCGAGCTCAGGCGATCTGTGCCAGCTGCCCGGTGCGTCCTGAGTGCCTCTACGCCGCCCTCGAGCACGGCGCCAGCAGTGGCGTGTGGGGCGGTCTCACCCCCAAACAACGCCGCGAGCTGCCCAACCTCGCCGGTCCCAAAGCCGACGTGATCACCGCACTTCGCGAGCTCGTCGACGCCCCGACCCCAGATGAAGACCAGCCCCCCGAGAGGACTCACCAGCCAATGAGCACTACCGCAACCACCGAGCCCGCGCAGCCGGAGCCCCTGCCCGTCGACGTCCTCCTTCAGTGGGGCCAGGAGCACACCGACCCCGATGTGCAGGACCAAGCCGCGCGCGCTGGGGCCCTGCTCGGGGCTCTCCGCAACCGTCACACCACCGACGAGGAACTGCGCTACGTCACCACCGCGGCCGATCAGCTGGAGAAGCGACTCGCCGAACTACGGGCCCGCGAGGCCGAGCTGGCTCCGGCCAAGACGAGCGCGCGCAAGCGGAAGCCGGTCGACTACCCGGCCGCCACGGTTCGCGTCTGGGCGGCGCAGGAGGGCATCGAATGCGCGCCCACCGGCCGCGTGGCCAAGGCGGTCGTAGACGCCTGGCGGCAGGCCGGCTCCCCCAAGCCCTGACTCAACCCGCAACAGCTCACCCACACCGTGGCCGGTAACACCGGCCGGAAAGAGTCATCATGCACCTCGAGCACCAGCCCTCCCGCCGCCCATTCCTCGCCACCCGATGCGGCATGGGCCTGGCACCGGAGCTCACGTGCGAGCACGGTGAAGCCGGTTTGGCCATGCATCTGTTCGGAGCGTGGGTCAAGGACGCCAACCAGACACCCAGCGCCATCACCGTCCTGATCCCCCGGTGTATGGCAGCTCACCTCATCGGCGCGCTCCACGCATTCATTGCTCATCACGAAGGCATGGACGCCACCGTGGCGCTCGGAGAGCAGACGCACCAGGCGTTCGATGTCGCCCTGCAGCAGCTCCGAGACCTGGACGCCCATGGGCGCGGCTGCTGCGAAGCCGCGTTCCGCACCGGCGGCCGCGAACACACATGCCGCAACACGGCCGACTGATGTGCCACGCGAAGGCCATCGCCATCACAGGTCTGACCTGCTGGGCACTCGCCGGTCTCGTCTTCCTCGCTGCCGGCGTCGCCCACATCGTCGAGACCCTCAGCGCCCGCCGCCACTCCCGGAGACAACCATGATCGTTCACGACGCAGCTGCCGCCTTCACCGCCATCATCGACGGCGCTGTCGCCTGGGTGCAGATCTTCGCTGGCGCCGCCGCGATCACCCTGTGCGCCCTGGCTCCGCTCTTTGCCCCTGGTGTGAAGGCAACGGCGCGGCGCGTGACCGGCCCTTCCTGGGCGCGCGGGCGCATCAGGGCCCGCATCCACGCCCGCTCCCGCATCAGACGGACCGACGAGCCCTCAGAACCCCACGACTTTCGGGAGGCAGCATGAGCCCCAACCTGGTCGTTGCGTATGCGTTCCGCGGCGCGGCCCTCGCCGCCATCGCCGCCGGCGGCTGGCTTTCCAGTGCCGGCGACTGGCTGGCCGTCACCCTCCTGCTGTGGCTGGCGCTCCTGCTGCTGATGGCTGGCGGCCGCCTTCACGCCGCCCACACCAAGCCGGATCGGCCGGCGCGAGGTCAGAGGTACGCGAAGCCCAGCCGCGCCGCGGCGTGGGACCCGGTTGCCGCGGCCGCGCCAGAGTTCGCCCGTGGCTTCCTGCTGCACCTGGCCCACGGCCAGGTCCTCGAGGGCGCGCAGTTCCCAGGCGGCCGGGTCGTCGTCATCGACGACCCGCAGTGGGGCCTGAGCACCATGGCCGGATCCGTCGGCGAGCTGCTCGCCGGTTACGGCGGCGGCCGCGTCGAGTGGCCAGACGAGAGCGAGACCCAGGCGTGATCCTCTGCGGCCTGTGCGGGAAGCACGAGACGGAGTGGCATCTCTGCCCTGGCTGCAAGACCGCGCTGGGCAGACAGCTCGGCGCCCTGCCCGCCCTCTTCAAGGAGCTGCCGCACTTCCTGGTGCCCCCGCAGAGGGGGGTCGGAGAGCTCCTCTCGTCTGCACCAGCGGGCCCTCGGTCTCCGCTCAACGAGGACGTCCTGGACCTGGTCGACCACGGGCACATCGTCCTGGTCCTGGAAGGTTGGCGAGCCGACGTCCAGCGCCTGTGCTGGCCCGGCACAGCGGTGCCACGTCAGCAGTCTGCGATGGACAGCCGTGTCGAACTGGCGTGCTGCTGGCTTGAGCTCGAGCTGGATTGGATCGCCGCCGAGTACCCGGCGGCCGGCGATCTGGCCCGCGAGGTCGGCGAGATCGATAGGCAGGTGCGCAGCATTGTCGGAGACCCGGAGCCCCGCTCGCAGCGCATCGGCCTGTGCGCGGCGGTCATCGATAGCCAGGGCACCGCGTGCAGCGCCGTGCTGCACCGGCTGCCCGATGAGGGATTCGTGCGATGTCAGCGCTGCGGAACGACATGGCCACCGTCTCGCTGGCTCGCTCTCGCCAACGCTCAGCAGTCTCTGGGGGCCAAGGGCGTTGCGTAGCCACCTTGCATCCAACCCCCGGGTTGGATACCGTGTTCGCGATGGGACCCAAGCCCTGGCGGGACCGGGTTCGCGACGAGGAAGAGCTGTTGGCGCGGCTCAACCAACTCGCCTCCGAAGCCGCCACACGACGAGCCGAGGCGCTACGCGATGGCGTGGCCGACCTCGGCAGCGTCGCCGAGGTCGCACGCGACCTGGGCCGTAGCTGGAACGCCGTCGACAAGGCACTCAAGAAGGACCAGCGCAAGAAGGCGTCCGCCGAGGACACCGGCACAACCGAATAGACGAGGACCGGACAGCAGCTCTCGAGTGTTGGCGCACCCGAGGCGATCGCACCGCCCGGCCCTCTTACCGAACACCTGACATCACCAGGAGTCGGCATGGCCGATCATTCCGCGCACTCTTGCGCGTCTGCAAGTTCCTCCCCTGCCCGCAGGCTGGTGGCCGCGGGCTTCGTCCGCCGCACGGCCTCCACCGAGCGCCTTGCAGAACTGCACCGCCTGTGCGACGAGGACTACGCCAGTAACGCCGCTCGCCGCGCACAGAATCACCGCGACGACGCGTTCCTCATCGCCCCGGCCGCCGAGGGCGGTGCCCGCTGATGAGCTTCCTCGACCGCTTGTTCGGCAATGATCGCGAGCGAGCTGCCACCCAGTACACGGGGCGCGAATCCGCATCCGCCGAAGCCTCGCGTCGTCGCCGCGAGAACCATCGCTCCAAGGGCATCCGTCGTGCCGCTGCAGCGGGCGAGCGCTGGGAGCAGCAGGACCGCCGCAGGTTCGGGGGCCGTCGATGACCTACGAACCGCTGCACGACCCAGGCAAGGCGCCCTCCGGGCCCTACGATCTCGACGTTGAGATCGCCGTCACTCGGCAGATCCTCGACGAGACGGCCAGCCTGAACATTCACGACGACGTCGACATGCAGAAGGCGGCGTTCGCCCTCAACTTCCGTGTGCGCACCCTGCTCGCCGCGCTCGAGGCGGAGCGGGGTGGTGCGCGGTGAGTGCGCTGTCGCGTGCCACACGTCAGATCGTCGTCGCGCACCTCGCCAGCTGCGGCATGAGCCAGACCGACATTGCTACTGAGCTGGGGATTTCACGCGACACGGTGCGCAGGGACATCAATGAGGCGCCGCCCGCACCGGCAGCGGATGCGGCATCGGATGCGCAGGCCGTCGACACCCTCGTGCTGCCGTTGGACACGCCGCTGCGCGAGGCCCTCGCCGTACTGCGCTCGGTGCAAGGGGGTGCCGACACGGAGGCGCAGAACCGGGCCGTCGTGCGTGCAGCGGTGCGTGCCACAGCCGACACGATCACCGAGGCGCGTCGGCCGCGCTCGCCCGTACGGACGTAGCCGTGCTCTGCGTGTTCTTCGCCCTCTGCACCCTGTTCGCCCTCGCCGGGCTGTGCCTGGTCTGTCCCCGCGATGTCCCGCGCATCGCGGGGACGGCCGCCGTCATCGTCACGTTCGCCGCGCTCGCCGTCTCGATCACCCGATAGGACCCCACCGTGCCGTACATGGCCGTCAACCTCGGCGGCGTCGCTCTCGGCGTCGCCATCGTCCTCGTCTACTTCATTCGCTGGATCTTCAAGGAGAAGCGGCGCCCGGGCGCGCTTGTCCCGTTCGTCCTCGCCCACCTCTACGGCATGCTTGCCGCCCTGGCAGCGCTCGGCACGTGGTCCGTGCTCGGCGCTGTCACCTGGGTGAATCTGTGGGCCGCGAACGTCGCCGGGTACGGGACCCTCGTGTGGGGCGTCGGCGGCACCGCACCCGACGTCACCCGCGCTCAGCGGCTCGTCCTCACCTCCGGCGGGTACGTGATCGTGTTCCTCTTCACCGCCGTGCTGATCGCACTGTGGAAGTGGGCGCCGAAGGTGCCAAACGCGAAGCTGTTCTTCGGGGCGTTCTCGGGGATCGCGGTTGCCTTGTCCGGGAACGTCGCCGGCATAGCGGCCGTGCCGTTGGGATCGTCCGTCAATCTGATGGGCGTCCTGTTCACGCAGGCCTTCGGATGAGCACCCTCGGGCCCGCCGAGCAGGCAACCGACGCGGTAGGGGAGCCGAGCGTGCGTGGGGAGCGCGCCGCCCGCGCAGCCCTGTACGGGGTGGCCCTGCTGGCACTGTGGGGGGCCGTCGCAGCACTGCCCGAGCTCGCCTATGTGATCGTCGGCATCCTCGCGTGCCGCGCCTGGGACAAGGCCCGCGCCTGGTACGCCCGGCGCGGCCGGTCCAACGCCGAGGACCAGGCGCAGACCGAGGACCTCGACGTCGCGGCCGCCCTGCGATCCCTCGCAGGGGCCGGCCGCAACGTGCTCCTGACCGAGCTCCGTGGCGAGCTGGGCGTCGCCGACACCAAAGCCGTGCGCGAGCTGCTCGACGCGGCCGGGATCCGTGTCCGCAGTGGCGTACGGACGCCTGCCGGGAACGGCCCGGGCGTACACCAGGACGACATTCCAGACCCCTTCCCCGACCAGGGCACCTCCCAGGGAGGCCGTTGTTCCTGCAGGTCAGCGGCCAACGCCAACGCCAACAACGCGGGACGGGGCCCTGCGGAAGAGGGGTTACGTGTAGAGCGCATCGGCCTTGACGGGATCGTCATCTACGACTCCGAGGACCCCGCCCGCTACCACCGCGTCCGCACCTCATCGACCACGAAAGAATGAGCCCATGACCGAGCGTGTAACCGTCCGCGTCCTGCTGCTGTTCGGCGACCAGGCCGAGCTCGTCGCCGATGTTCCGACCAATGAGCGGGCCGAGCCCGCCCGCTACCCCGCCGCCGAGATTGCCGAGGCTGTCGGCGTCCCCGTGCCCGAGCTCGCAGGCCTGCGACTGACCGCCGAGGTGGGCCCGGGCGACGTCCTGTCCGCCTGGCAGCGCGCCTAGATCCGAGGGCCCCGGACCGCCGTAGATCCGGGGCCCTTTGTTTGGCCATGGGTGTTGCAATCCACTAACCGAGTGCTGTAAAGTACTAATCAAGAGGTGAGGGGCTGCGAACCCCGAACCTCCGGATCCATCTCAACTCAACAGTGGAAGGACAGTCACCATGGCTGACCGTGAAGACGAGATCATGAGGGCCCTGGCCCACTCGATCTCGATGGTCTACACGATCCTCGTCGATGTCTGCGGGGCCCTCCCCGTGCGGATCGGTCTCCCGAGCGACCCGCACATCCCCGCAGCCGAGGCGGTCCCCGCAATCCGGCGGGTGGCGGACCTCGCGAAGGACCAGCCGATGGGTGAAACCCAGGAAGCTCAGCTCTTCAGCGGGTGCATCCATCTCCTGGCCGCGATCGATCTCTACCGGCTGTGCGCAGCCGAGTACATGGAGACCAGAGCAGAGGGCATCGGAGCGAATCTCTTCTACGCCGAGCAGGCCCTCAGGAACCTCGCACTCTGGCTGGTGATCAACGAGGCTGACTGACCGAAACCGCCCCCCGGCACCCAGCCGGGGGGCGGCTCCACTGAAGACGAAAGACCGGCGAGAGCCAGGCCGAAGCCTCAGCGCCAGAGCGCCGTTGCGAAGCCCTCACCGGTCAGGATCCATCCCCGCAACAGGAGGACAGGCCCCCATGGTAGACCGCGCAGACAGGCCCGCAGGATCCCGTAAACAGCCCCGCAGCCCGGAGACCTTCGAGGAGATCGCCGAGCGCCTCGGCCGCCCCGTCAGCACCGTACGCAACACCTGGAGTCGCCACCCCGCATGGCCTCAGCCCCTCGAGGAACGGCGCGGCCGCTGGAAGCTGTTCGACCCTGAAGCCGTCGACGCGTTCATCCGCGACCACCTCGAGCGAGACACACCCGCCCTCGAACCGCGCCGCCTCTACACCGCCCGCGAGCTCGAGGACGCAGGCCTCGGCATCACTGCCGGCACCATCCGCGCCTACCTCACCCGCGGCCGCTGGCCCGCACCCGACGACACCCAGGGCGGCGTCAACCGCTGGTACGGCGCCACCGTCACCCAGGCCCTCGAGCACAGACGCGCATACCGGCGCGGGCCCGGTGCTTGAATCGGTCCCGTGAGCGAGCTACCCCCGGACCCCGCGCGCTTGCGCGTCCTCCTGGCATGGCTTGAGGACCGCATCGCCGACAACGACACCGTGGCCCTGTACCTGCAGCTCCAGCGCGCAGCGGTCACCCGGGCCCTCGAACAGGCCCAGGACGAACGCGAGCAGCCCGACACCACGGTCGACACGCCGCGCGCGACGGGCCTGCCTACGTTCCTCGGGAACGGCCGCACGAGCGGCTACAAGGTCGTCGACCGGGACGGCGCAGATCACGTCTCGCTCCACCATGCCGACTGCGACTTCGACGCAGGCCCGGCGCGCGCCATCGACGCAAACGAGGCCGCCGCGGCGCTCCAGGCCGGCATGCCGGCGTGCGCCGTCTGCCGCCCAGACCTCGACCTCTCGTTTGGCGACTGACAGGGCGGCGCATGCTGGCCGCCCAGCCCTGTACGAAAGTGCGTCGCATCCGGGCGAGTTCGGCGAATACTCTCATCCCGTGACGATCAGTAGCACCGATGAACAGCAGTACCTCCGGGCGATCTTGACGATGCTCGAGAAGACAAAGCCCTACGAGGGGCTCACCTCCGAGCCCTCGGCGGCCTGGGACGTACAGCCGGGCAGCCCCCTGGCGCGCGACGACGCCAAGACCAACCCGTACCAGGTCTCGCACCTGGCCTGGCAGGCGCTCACCGTGGCTAGCGACCATCTGCACTGCCTTCGCCGCAGCCTGGTCGGCGACCAGCAGGGCAACGAGATCACCGTCACTATGCACACCTACGCCCAGTCGACGCTGCTGCGCGGGGCATTCGAGAACAGTGCTCGCGCGGTCTGGCTGCTCGCGCCGGGCAAGCGCCTGACGCGCATCCAGCGCAGGCTCGCCCTGCAGATGGACAACAACAAGCACTCGGACCGCATGCACAACCTTCTCGGCCAGACGCCGAACCGCACCACGGCCGAGCGGGCGAAGCAGATCACGGATCTGGCTGTCGCTGCCGGGATCGCTCCAAGCGATGTGAAGAAGGAGCTGGTGTTCGTCTACAAGAAGATGGTTCAAACGGCTGGCGAGCACGTACCCGGCATCGGCACTGACCAGGCCGAAGCCGTGTGGAGCATGTGCAGTGCGCTCGCGCACGGGGACGTCCACAGCATCGGCTACCTCGAGCGGGAGATAGTCGGCCAGGTGGGCAACGTCGCGGTCGCCCGGCTCTCCGCCGACTCCAAGCTCATGGTCTGGATCACCGCGCACACCGTGAGCATGGTCGAGCACGGCTTCCAGCTGTACAAGCAGCGCGCGACCGCGCCCGCGTGAGCCTCTGGCGCATCATGGGCCACATGGATCAACCCGTCCTCGTCGACCCGTACGCCGCCCAGGCCGCCACCGGCGTCCGCCCCGGCACCATCCGCGTCTGGCTCCACCGCGGCAAGCTCACCCGCCACGGCCACGACGGCCACGGCCGCGCCCTAGTCGACCTCCGCGAGCTCCGCGCCATCGTCGAACCGACGCCGGCCAAGACCGCTTGACCACGAAGATCACACGGTGTAACACTCAAGCCGTGTTCGGCATGCCCGGACACCGCACACACACGACGAAGCCCCGGCCCGATCGCTCACTCGGCCGGGGCTTCGTCGTGCCCAGACGTCCGCCGCCTGGCGATGAGACCTGGGGAGGTCTCCTCTGCGGGCAGGGGCACGGGTCGCAGGGTGTGCGGGCGACCAGGCGGCGGACCCGCGTCACAAGACAACCACAGGACTCCCATCAAGCCTCCACACGGCGGATGATGGCCCCTCAGTGCCCAAACGTCCTTGGGGGGACCAGGTGTTCAAGAGAGACCCGGAGAAGGTCGCACAGAAGGAAGCACGCAAGGCGGAGAAGCGCAGACAGCGCGAAGAGTGGGCCGCCCAGCGGCAGGCAGAGAAGGAAGCCCTCGCCGCTTGGCGCAGCGCCCACCCCGCCGAGAAGACCCTCAACACCGCAGCCATGCTGCGCATGTGGCCCAGCTCCAAGTTCGGCGAGACCACGCTCGGCCCCATCCTTGGCGGGCAGGCCGAGTTCATCAACGCAGGCGCACACAAGGCCTGGACGGCGACCCGGCTCGTGGCCGGTGCAGCAACGCTCGGCGTATCGGCCGCCGCCACCGGCCGCAAGAACAAGGGCGCCGCCGTCATCAACATCACCTTCGGTAACGGGGCAGCCCAGACCTACAACGTGACACCCGACAGCACGGCCCTCCGCGCCGCCAACCAGTACGTCACTGCGTTCAACGCGCTCGCCGCCCAGCTCGCCAACGAGGCAGATCAGGCGTAGACGCTAGGAGGCGCCCGTGGCCGGCCCGCGCAACGGGCGCCCCTACCGCCGCCTCACGGTGGCGCAGCGGGCCCTCGGGCTGCCCTGCTGGTGGTGCGGCCGCGAGATCGACTACAGCCTCACCGGCTACGCCGCACAGCGCAGCCCCTGGGCCTTCACCCTCGACCATGCCGTGCCACTCAGCCGCGGCGGAGACCTCATCGACCCCGCCAACGCACGCTCAGCGCACCGGCGCTGCAACAGCCAGCGCGGCAACCGCACCAACCAGCCGCAAGCCCGGGCATCCAGGAGATGGTGACCATGTACGGCCTGCTTCGACGCATTGCCCGTCGGTGCCCCACGCATGACCGAGCGTCGTACACCAGGACCAGCGCCCTGGAGCGGGAGCTCGGTATGGAGCCGAGCCCGGCGCCCGACAGCGTGGCCGACGCCTTCAGCGACCCCGACCTGATCGACTGCGGCAACTCCTGGTGCCAGCATCGGAGGTAGCCGTGGCCGATGAGGAACTCCCGGACCGCTGCTGTGGATGCGTTGGAGAGCAGTGCTGCAACTGCGGTGAGGCGCCGTGCTGTACGTCGTGACCGGCCCGCCGGCTGCGGGCAAGAGCACGTGGATCACGGCACACGCCAAAGCGCGTGACATCGTCATCGACCTCGACCGCATCGCCTCAGCGCTCACCGGCCCTGGTGCGCCGCAGTGGAACCAGGACGACCTGGTGCAGCGAGTCGCGCAACGTGCACGGTTCGCCGCTATCGACGAGGCGCTGAAGCTGGTCGACCAGGTCGACGTCTACCTGATCCATACCATGCCCAGCCCCAAGGCCCGGGCCAAGTACCGGCGCCACGGTGCACGCATCGTGGTGGTCGACCCTGGCGAAGATGTGGTGCGTGAGCGGGTCAAAGCGATGCGCTCGCCAGCCATGGATCGTGTGGTCACTCGCTGGTACCGGGACTACCGCAAGGGTGGCTCACGCCCCATCACCACCCAGGCCTCCCGTGCCTGGTGACCGAGCGCGCGGTCACCGGCCTGTGGTCGACCGCATCCGATCATCGCGTTCGTGTCCGATTCGCCCGTGTTAGGCAAGCGCAGTAGGCGGAGGGGAGGGGGGCCGTGAGCCGACGTGAATCGAGCAGTCGGGCGACCCAAAAGCCCTTGTCGCCCGCCTCTCTCCCCGCAGCCGCGCACTCTAATCCGCCGGCCTGCAGGCCAGCGATTTAGTGACACTCCGTCATCATCTGTGCGGTAACACTCTGTTACCTATTCCTTGTCACATTCCGTGACTGTCTGCATGGTTACGGGAGGTGATGTCTGAATGGAGCCTGCCCCGAAGCGGAAACTCCGGCGTGGCAGCATCGCCAAGGCCACGGCAGCCCAGCTGCAGGAGCTCGGCGTCGATCCTGCGACGCATGCTCTCGCCGCGGCCGCGCTGCGCCTGGCGGCCGAGGTCGACTCAGCTGGCGACGGCAAGTCGGCTGCGACTGCCGCGCGGGAGCTGCGGCAGGCAATGGCCGTCGTCGTCGCGGCGGCTCCCCCGAAGGAGCGGGGCGACAAGCTCGACGAGCTCACCAAGCGGCGCGAGCAGCGGCTCTCTTCTGCGGCCGGTGAGGGCACCGGATGATCGGCGCGCAGACGCCGCGGATCCTGTCGGTGCCCTGGTACAGGCACGTCGATACGGGCCGCTGGGACGGGACCGACGACCAGGTCGCTCTCGCCTACCAGTCGCCTGCAGGGCTGGAGTGCATTGAGCTCGCCGAGGACGCCGGCCTTGGACTCGATCCGTGGCAGCAGCTTTCCCTTCACCACAGCCTGGCCGAGGAAGACGACGGCCGATGGACGTCGCTCGAGGTGGCAATCAACGTCGCCCGGCAGAACGGCAAGGGCGGCTGGTTGGAAGCCCGCCAGCTCGGCGGTGTCTTCCTGTTCGGGGACAAGCTGATCATCCATACGGCGCACCAGTTCAACACCGCGCAGGAGTCCTTCCTGCGCCTGGACCAGATCTTCGAGGGCTCCTACTCCCTGAGCCGCCGGATCAGGCGCGTACGCCGCAGCCACGGCGAGGAGGGCTTCGAGTTCTTCAACGGCGCCAGGATTCGTTTCCTGGCCCGGGGCGGGGACAGCGGCCGTGGATTCTCCGGTGACACGGTGATCATGGACGAGGGGATGAAGCTGCGGGCGGCGCCGGTGGGCGCGCTGATGCCGGTGCTGTCGGCCCGCCGCAATCCGCAGCTCATCTACACCTTCAGCGCCGGCCTGGGGGCCGAGAGCGAGCAGGTTGCCTTGCTGCGTGCCCGTGCCCTCGCCGAGACAGACCAGCCGGACCAGTCGCTGTGCTACATCGAGCACTCGATCGCCCCGCACACGCAGGACTGTGCGCGGGATCCCGAGGGCCGCATCGTCTGCGAGCTGCACGACAACCGCGAGGACGAGCGTTCCTGGGCCCGGGCCAACCCCGCGTTGGGGATCCGGATCCGTCCCTCGTACGTGCTGCAGGAGATGCGCGCGATGCGGCCGGACCTGTTCGACCGTGAGCGCCTGGGCGTGGGCGACTACCCCGAGGTCTCCGAGGAGACCTGGCAGGTCATCGAGAAGGCGGAGTGGGAGGCCCTCGAGGACACGGCCTCCAAGCCGGAAGATCCGGTCGCCTTCGCCATCGATGTGAACCCGGAGCGCACGTGGGCGTCGATCTCCGTGGCCGGCGCGTCCGGGGAGGGCGTGCACGTCGAGGTCATCGAGCACCGGCCCGGTACGGACTGGGTGATCGCCCGGGCCAAGGAGCTGGATGCGAAGTGGAAGCCGTGCGCGTGGGTGGTCGACGAGGGCGGCCCGGCCGGCTCGCTCGTGCCGGGGCTGCAGAAGGCCTTGGCGTACGAGGAGGACGAGGACCTCGAGGACCGCTCGGAGCTCGTCATCTGCCCGAAGGTTCGGCAGCTCACGCAGGCCTGCGGCCAGTTCTACGACCGGGTCAAGGACGGCTCGCTGGCCCACCTCGGGCAGGCGCCGATGGCGGCCGCGCTCGCCGGCGCGCGCAAGCGCGAGCTGGGCGACGCGTGGGCGTGGGCGCGTAAGAGCGAGGGCGTGGACGTGAGCCCGCTGGTGTCCGGGACCTACGCGGTGTGGGGGTGGGAGATGTACCACGACGTCGAGCCTGAGGAGGCGGAGCCGTGGGGTTTCTTCGGGTGACGCGGTGGTCGCGGCTGGTCCGCGCCCGGGTCGGCTACGCAGCGGGCTGCACGGGCCTCTCCGTGGGCGCGGGGCTGCAATTCGGGGTTGGGGTGGGGCTGATGGCCGCCGGTGCGTTGACGGCCGCCTCGTGCCTGTTCCTGGCCGAGGTGGAGGAGAAGGGAGGCGACGATGAGCGGTGACATCGTGATGACGCGGGTGCCGGGAGGTATCCGAGTCCTGACGGCCCCTGACCGGGCCTCGATCACCCTGCAGCTGCTCGCCGAGGCGTGCAGTCACGAGCTGCGCGTACATGGCGACCTGATCACGATCGCTGACCAGGTTGTCTACCGAGTGATCGGCTGGCAGCCCGATTCAGCGGCTCTGACCGTGGCCCTGTTCGAGGACCGGCGTACGCCAGAGGAGTCCCAGCGGTGACGACTCTGTGGCAGCACGCGCGCCGTACAGCGGCCGTGCGGGACGACGACTGGTGGTCGGTCGCCGGTAACACGTACTACGGCACCGGGCGGCCCGTGGACGGCAAGGAACGGCCGCTCACGTACGACTTCGAGGCGAAGATCCGGCACGCCTACAAGGCGAACGGGCCGATCTTCGCGCTGATGACCGCCCGGCAGATGGTGTTCTCCGAGGCCCGGTTCCAGTTCCGGCAGATGCGCAATGGCCGGCCGGGCGACCTGTTCGGCACGCCGGACCTGGCGCTGCTCGAGCGGCCGTGGCCCGGCGCGACGACCGGGGATCTCCTGTCGCGGATGATCCAGAACGCGGACCTCGAAGGCAACGCGTACGTCACGAACTACAACCCGGGCCGGCTCAAGATGCTGCGCCCGGACTGGCTGACGATCGTGACCGGTTCGCAGGAGGAGCCCGGGCTGCCGAGTGAGGCGATCGACTCCGAGCTCGTCGGCTACATGTACGACCCGCCCACAGGATCGGAGCCGTGGTTCCTGCTGCCGGAGGAGGTGGCGCACTTCGCGCCGATCCCCGACCCGGAGTTCCAGTTCCGCGGCATGTCGTGGCTGACACCGGTGATCAGGGAGATCGTCGCGGACGCCGCGGCGACCCGGCACAAGCTGAAGTTCTTCGAGAACGGCGCATCCCCACAGGTCATCGTGTCCTTCGACGCCTCGGTATCCGCGGACAAGGTCCGCAAGTTCGCGACGCTCATGGACTCCGAGCACCGCGGCGTGGACACCGCCTACAAGACGCTCTACCTGGGCGGTGGGGCGGACGCCACGGTGGTGGGCAAAGACCTGCAGCAGCTCGACTTCAAAGCCACGCAAGGCGCGGGCGAGACCCGCCTGGCGGCCGCGGCCGGCGTGCCGTCGGTGATCGTCGGATTCAGTGAGGGGCTGGCCGGATCGTCGCTGAACGCGGGCAACTACTCGGCTTCGCGGCGCAGGTTCGCCGACGGCACGATGCGGCCGCTGTGGCGCAACGCCGCCGGATCGCTCGCGCAGATCACCAACGTGCCCGCCGGGGCCGAGCTCTGGTACGACGACCGCGACATCAGCTTCCTGCGGGAAGACCGCCGGGACGCCGCCGACATCCAAGGCGTGCAGGCCCGCACGATCCGTTCCCTCGTCGACGCCGGTTACGAGCCCAAGAGCGTCACCGCCGCGGTGATGGCTGAGGACTACAGCCTGCTGCAGCACACCGGCCTGTATTCCGTCCAGCTGCAGAAGCCGGGCGCCGGCCGACCCGAAACCAGCCCCCAGCCCACGCAGGAGCCGTGATGGACGCATTCACTCGCAGCTTCCCGCTGGAGGACATCCGTGTCCGCGCCGGCGGGGACGGCCGCACGGTCGAGGCCTACGCCGCGGTGTTCGACACCCCGACGGAGATCCACGACCAGGACGGCCACTATCTGGAGACGATCGATCGCCGTGCGTTCGACCGGACCCTGCAGGGCGCGGCTCCGGCCGGGTCCCGGTCGACGTGGAACGTGCAGGTCCTCTACAACCACGGCCGCACCCTGCTGGGCACGCCGTCGGACCGGCACTCCATCCCGATCGGCACGCCCGTCGAGGTCAGCACCGACAACCGTGGCCTGCTCACGGTGACCCGGTACAACAAGACGCCGCTGGCGGACGAGATCCTCGAGACGATCCGCACCGGAGCGGTGAACGCGCAGTCGTTCGCCGGCCGGTTCCTGCGCAGCGACCCGGGCCGCGCGCCACGGATGGGCTGGCGCCCGGACGCGTCGGGGAAGCTCAAGACGGTTCGGCGGCAGGAGATCGCCCTGCGCGAGTACGGGCCGACCCCGTTCCCCGCCTACCCGGACGCCTCCGTGATCGGCGTCCGCGCCGAGCAGCTCGCCGAGCTCCTGGGCCACATGCCCGAGGACGAACGGCAGCGGCTCGCAGACATGCTTCGGACTGGCACCCCGCTGGAGTCGCCCCCTCAGGGCACTCCGGCAGGCCCGCCGGCCACCGGCGACCCCGCGCCTGAAGCGGGCCCCGCCGCCGAGGACCCGCCCGCCCACGGGCACTCCGCTCGGCAACAGATCGCGTGGATCAAGCTCCGCGCCGAGATCAAGGCCAGGAAGGCCGGGAGGACCCTGTGACCACCAAGCGGAAGAAGAAGAGCGACCGGCTCAAGGAGGGCCTGGAGGCTCTGCGTTCCGAGCTGTTCGAGCTGGAGGAGATCGACGAGCCGACCGAGGAGCAGGTCACCCGCGCGCGGGACCTGCTCGGCGAGGTCGACACCGCGCAGGAGGCCTACGACGAGCAGCTCGAGCACGAGAAGCGTGTCGACGCCGTGCGTGCGGCCGCCGCGGTCCCGGGCGGTCAGGAGCGCACCCCGGGCGAGGGCCCGGAGTTCATGCGCAGCCGCGGCAACCCCTACGAGGACCTCGACCGCGTGCGCGGCGCCAACGTCCACGACCGGACCGCCGTCGCCGACCTGCGCACCCGCGCCCTGTACGCGGTGGAGCTCGCGGGCGAGCTGCTGTCCGAGGACCAGCAGGAGCGGGCCGAGAAGCTCGTGCGCGCCGACCGGCGCGGCCGGATCGCGCAGCACCTGCTCCTGACCGGGTCGGACGACTACATGCGGGCGTTCGAGGCGCTGCTCGCCAACGGCGGCAACCCGGCCCTGCTCGAGGACGACGAGTCGACGGCATACAAGCTGGCCGAGGCACACCGCCGGGCGATGACCCTGACGGACGCCGCGGGCGGCTTCCTGGTGCCGTTCACCCTCGACCCGACGATCATCCTCACCAACGCCGGGTCGGCGAACCCGTTCCGGCAGGTGTCGACGATCAAGACGATCACCACCGACACCTGGAACGGCGTCTCGTCCGCCGGCGTCACGGCCAACTGGCTCTCCGAGTCCCAGCAGGTGACCGACAACTCGCCCGCCTTCGCGCAGCCGTCCATCCCGCCGCAGAAGGCCGCAGCGTGGGTGCAGGGCTCCTTCGAGGTCCTGTCCGACAGCGGGTTCGGGGCGGAGGTCGGACCGCTCCTGGCGGACGCCAAGGACCGCCTGGAGGCGGCGGCTTTCGCCACCGGCAGCGGCGTGGGCCAGCCGAAGGGTGTCGTCACCGCGGTGTCCGCCGTGCCCGGCTCGGTCGTGGCGACAGCGACCGCCGACACCTACGCGGTGGCTGACGTGTACGCCCTCGAGCAGGCCCTGCCGCCGCGGCACCGTCTCACCGGGTCGCCGTCGTGGATGTCGAACAAGGCGATCATCAACAAGACCAGGCAGTTCGACACCGCGGGCGGCTCCAGCTTCTGGGCCAACCTCGGCATGGGCCAGCCCGAGCAGCTGCTGGGCGCGCCGATCTACGAGGCGTCCGCGATGGACGGCGTGATCGACACGTCGGCGAACAACTACATCCTGCTGCTCGGCGACTTCCGCAACTTCTACATCGTCGACCGGGTCGGCATGACGATGGTCTACGAGCCGCTGGTCAAGGGCGCGAACGGACGGCCGACCGGCGAGGCCGGCTGGTTCGCCTACTGGCGCGTCGGCTCCGACGTCGTCAACCCGGACGCGTTCCGTCTGCTCAACGCCTGATCGCAGGTGACACCGGCGCCCGCCCTATCCCGGGGCGGGCGCCTCGTTCTGCGCACCCACGACTCCGGAGGAGAGCAGATGTACCGCGCGAAGGAAACGTTCTGGGCGCCGGAAAACCGGCGCATCGTCAAGGGCGACCTGCTCGCCCCGCACGACCCCGTCATCGAGGGCCGCGAGGAGCTGTTCGAGGCCGTCGTCATCCCGCAGGCCCTCAGCCCCGCCGAGGCAGCCGCTGCACAGCAGGAGACCGTGACGGACACCGTCCCGACTCCGACCCCCGCCGACGGCGCCAGCAGCCCTCAGGAGCCACAGGAGGGCGCAGAAGGCGCCGCCGCCCCAGCGGGCACCGCGGGCGACGAGAGCAGCCCGCAGGCGCCGCCCGCGGCCGCGAAGAAGACCGCGGCGAAGAAGACCACCGCTCCGGCGCGCAGGCAGACAGGAGGTGCCGCGAAGTGAGGCGCACCGTCTACAACCACGTCCGGGCCAAGGCCTCGCTGGCCATCACCGCCCGGACCGCGGCCGCCAACGGCACCACCGTCGACCGGGCCCTGTCCGGAGCATCCGGCACCAACGAATGGTTCGCCTCGGCGATGCTGCTGGTCCACACCGGCACTATCACCGACGGCACCCACGCCATCACCTTGGAAGGCAGCGACGACGGGTCCTCGTGGGCCGCCGTCGCGGCCGCCGATCTGCAGGGCTCGCTGCCCACGATCGGCGCGTCCGACGACGACAAGGTGTTCGAGGTCGGGTACATGGGCGCCAAGCGCTACCTGCGCGCGGTCGCCACCCCGTCCGGCACCACCACCGGCGGCGTGTACGGGGCAACGATCCTGCTCGGCTTCCCCAACGTGCCGCCCATCTCCCGCACATGAGGGGGACGGTGTGGCGCTGCTGACGCTGGCCGATGCGAAAGCGCAGCTCAACATCAAGTCGGACACCGACGACGACGAGCTGCTGACGTACGTCAACTCGGTCACCACGGTGATCGAGGAGTACATCGGGCCGGTAGAGCCGCGCGAGGTGTTCGAGCAGCACAACGCAGAAGGCGGCCGCCGCACCCTCGTGCTGCGTAAGTCACCGGTCCTGTCCCTGACCTCGGTCGAGCCGCTCCTGTCCGGTGGCGTCTCCTATCCGGTCGACGGCCTGGTCCTGGACCAGGACACCGGCCAGGTCTACCGCCGGGACCGGGGGTGGTTCCGTGGCCTGCTGGGCGTCACCCTGCAGGCCGGCCGGACCGATCCCGACCCGACGATCAACCTGGCTGCCCGGATGCTCGTGCAGCACCTGTGGCGCACACAGCGCCCCGCCCGCTCCGGCGCTGTCGCCGGCAGCGGTGATGACTACAGCGCCAGCGAACCGATCCCGGGCTTCGGCTACGCCGTGCCCAATCGCGTGCTCGAGCTGCTGGCCCCGTACCGACTTCCCCCAGGAGTGGCGTAGATGGGATCGAGAGTCCCCGAGGTGATCGAGGCGCTGGTAGCGCTCGGCAAGGCAGACCCCGAGCTCGAGGGCGTGGTGGTCGCCGACGGTCCGGAGGTGACAGACACCAGCGCCCCGGAATGGCTGGTCGTCGGTTTCGACGGCGACCCGAACGGCGACTTCGAGGCGGCGCAGACCGTCGGCGGCTGGTCCGACCTCGGCACCGGTAGGGAGGAGGAGTTTCAGATCACGGTGGCCGCGATCGCCCACCGCGGTGACACAGACGCCGTGGCTGCCCGCCAGCGCGCGTACGAGATCGCGGCCCGTGTCGAGGTGTGGCTGCGCACCCAGCCCAACCTCGGCCTGGCATCGCTCGAGGCCGCCATCGGCGGCACGCGCCTGGTGCAGGACCAGACCGAGGACGGCGCGTCCGCACGGCTGCTGCTCAGCGTGGCCGGCCGCGCCTTCACGTAAGGAGAACTTGCATGGCTTCACTGAATGCCACGGCCGTGCCGCCGACCGGCGCCGCCGTGGCGTACACGCCCGCATCCGCTGGCGGGGATACCTGCCCGACCGGGGCTGGCGTGCTGCTCATGGTCAAGAACAGCGACGCGTCGCCGCACACGGTCACCCTGGTGACGCCGGGCACCGTCAATGGATTGGCGATCGCGGACCGGGCCATCCCCGTTGCGGCCGGCGCCGAGGTCGCCATCCCTGTAAATCGCGACTACCGCAACCCGGCCACGGGGCGGGCGTCCATCACCTACGACGCCGTCACCTCTGTGGGCGTCGCGGTCATGAGGGTGCCGGTATGAGCCGCGTGATCATGCTCCATCCCGATCTGCCTGAGCAGCCGATCGAGGTCGACGAGCGAGCGGTCGCCCACTACCAGTCGTCGGGCTGGGAGATCGACACCCGCCCGCCGCTTACCCAGCCCACGCCCAAGACGGCCGCCCGGCGCCGTAGGCAGCAACAGCAGCAAGGAGATGAGAGCTGATGACGACTCCGATCAACTCGTCGGTCCGGTACTACCGGCGCGGAACGACCAAGGTGCTGTGGGTGCCGACGATCGCGAGCAAGCAGAGTCCGTCCCGTGCGGAGCTCAGCGCTGGCACCGCGTTGGAGGCGGAGGCCGGGGCCATGGCGGGCTGGCAGACTACCTCCGGCACCGTGCCCACCCCGGCTCTCGGCTCGCGGTTCACGCCCGTTGTGGGCGGCGAGATCACCGCCGCCGACTCCAGCCTCACCTTCTGGGCTTCCAAGGATGGCAACGACGTCCGCACGCTGCTGCAGCGCGAGGACGTCGGATACATCGTCTGGATGGACGAGGGCGACGTGCCCGGGCAGACCATGGACGTCTACCCCGTGTCCGTGACCTCGCAGGCCAAGATCCGCGAGTTGGACCAGGCCGCGCAGATCATGGCCCAGTTCGCGATCACCAGCGAGCCTGCCGAGAACGTCGAGATCCCCGCGGCCTGACGTGGCTGGCTCGGTACAGATCCTGGGCACCGGCCAGCTCATCGAGCTGTCCCGGCGGCTCCGGATGGCGGGCGGCCCGCGACTGCGGCAGAACACCGCCCGGCGGATCAGGCGCGCTGCAGAGCCCCTGCAGAAGGATCTGCAGCGCGCCATCCGTACCCAGCCCCTCGTCAGCGAGGGCCGCAAGGCGGGCGGCCGCGGCGGGCCTTCGCCGACGTCGCGCCCGTTCCGGGCAATGCTCGCCGGCGGCGTGCGGATCAGCGTCCGGTCGGGCGCCACCCCCGGTGCCCGCGTGTGGATGGACAAGACCCGGCTGGAGCCGGACGCGGGCAACGTGCCCTTCCAGATCAACGACGGCCGCCTGAGACACCCGGTGTTCGGCAACCGCAAGCGGTGGGCGAGCCAGTGGGCGCGGCCGTCGGGCTGGTGGTCGCGCACCGTGCAGGACGGCATCCCGCGGATGCGGGCCGAAGTCGAACGAGTCCTCGGCGACGTACGCCGAGACCTTCAATGAGAGGAGTCAGCAGATGATCATCACCTACCGGCAGGACGACGGCACCGAGGAAAAGTTCTCCACGGATGACCTGTCGGCCAAGGAGGCCGCCGCCGTCGAGGACGTCATGGACGGCACTCCATGGCGTGCGATCGAGGACCAGTTGCGCGGCCAGTCCCCGACCGCGATGCGGGCAGTCCTGTGGGTGCTGCGCAGGCGGACGGATCCGAAGCTGGAGTTCGAGGCGTTCGACGTCCCCGGGTGGAAGCGTCGGCTGCATGCGCGCATCGACCGCGCCGAGATTGATGACGTCCTGAGCAACATGGTCAGCGACGCTCTCGCAGCCAGCTCGGACGCGGGAATCGACGCGATGCTGCCGCACCTGCGCAAGCTGGCCGAGAACAGCGCCGACGTGGATGCCGCGCTCGACGCTCTGGGAAAAGGCCACCTGGCAGCGGGCCAGGAGGCCTGAGAGGGCTGCTCGAGCAGTATGAGCCGCTGTTCTACCACTACCTGCACATGCAGCCCAGCGAGTACGACCGGCTACCGGTCGGCCGCTTCTTGAGCCTGGTCACGTGGATTGACCGGCACGTCGCCACTAGATGATGCGAGGAGGGGATCGTGCCGGAGCGTCTCACCTTCACCCTCGCCGGCCGCGATGAACTGAGCCGGGTCCTCAACAACACGGCCGACGCCAGTGACCGCCTGCGGTTGCGGATGGCTGGCATCACCGCGGACGCCGATGGCCGACTGCGAGACCTGCAGGGCAACCTCCTGTCGACCGCTGACGCGCAGCGCCGTGTCGACGACCGCACGGGCCAGGTCCGCAGCAGGTTCGACGAGCTGGGGAAATCCGTCGACAAGCTGGGCGAGAAGCTCAAGGCGAACCTGATCTCGTTGGCGCCTGCGGCGATCCCCGCGGCGGCTGCCCTGGCGCAGTCGGCGGCTACGCTCGCCGCGCAGTTCGGCGCTGGCGCCGCAGCCGCAGGTGTCTATGCGCTCGCGCTGAAGCCGCAGATTGCCGCGATCGGCGAGGCGGTCGACGCGCAGAAGAAGTACGAGCAGGCTGTCGCAACGTCCGGCGCTACGTCCGAAGAGGCGATCAAGGCGCAGGTTGCCTACCAGCAGCAGTTGGCGAAGTTGCCGCCCGAGACCCAGAAGGCCGCGGTCGCGGTCGGCCTGCTCCGCAACAACTTTCAGAGCTGGAGCGACTCCCTCTCCGGCGACGTCGTGGCCCCGTTCAACAAGGGCATCGCGATCGCCAACGCATTGTTGCCGAAGACCACTGGTCTCGCCAAGAGCGCATCCACGCAGCTGGACCGCCTGGTCACCGAGCTCGGCGGCGCCATCTCTACCCCCGGGTTCGACAAGCTCACCGGGGAGTTCACCAGGTTCGCCGACACGACGATGGACCATGCCGTCGACGAGTTGAATATCTTCCTCGCCAAGCTCGACTCCGGCCAGTTCAGCGACTCCGACCTGCAGGAATTCCTCGACTACGCCAAGGCCAACGGGCCCGCCGTGTGGGAGACCCTGCAGAACCTCGGCGACGCACTGCTGAACATCCTGCAGGCCGGATCCGATGTCGGGGTCGGCATGCTCGACGTTGTTAACGCCCTGTCGGGGATCGTGTCCGCAGTCCCGCCCTCGGCGATCGCGGATCTCCTGCAGCTGGCCATCGCCATCAAGGCCGTGCGCCTGGCCTCGGTCGGCGCGGACGCCGCGAAGGCTGCGCTGCTGGCGATCGGCACGCAGATCGCAGCGATGACCACCGCGGCGGCCGGTGCGCCGACAAGGCTGGCGGCGGTGACGCAGGCGATTGGCGGGCTGTCCCGTGGCGCGAAGCTCGCTGTGGCCGGGACCGGGATCGGCCTGCTGCTCATCGCCCTGACGGAGCTGTCGAGCCACAGTCGGAAGGCGCCCCCGGATGTCGACAAGCTGACGACCAGCCTGAAGATCTTCGCCGAGACGGGCAAGGTCAGCGGCGAGGCGGCCCGGTCGTTCGGCAAGGACCTGTCGGGGCTCGGGGACAGCTTTCAGAAGGTGGTCGACCCGAAGGGCCTGGACAAGGTCCAGCAGGCGATCATCTCGTTCTTCGGTACGGACTCCACGCCGATCAAGACTGCCAAGGAAGACATCGACGGCTTCGACAAGTCGCTAGCCAGTCTCGTCTCCAGCGGCAATGCCGAGATGGCTGCGAAGGCCCTCGAGGACACCATCAAGGGGCTGGGGCTGCAGGGGCAGAAGGCCGCGGAATTTCGGGGCCAGCTCAACGACTACAAGGACGCCCTCGCAGGCCAGGCCATCGAGCAGCGCCTCGCCGCCGAATCCATGGGCCTGTTCGGTGAACAGGCACAGCAGGTCCAAGCGAAGCTCAGCGAGCAGAAGTTGGCCGCGGACGGACTGCGCCAGAGCATTCAGGCGTTGAACGACGTCAACCGGCAGGCGGCTGGTGGGCAGATCGCCATGGAGGCTGCGATCGACGCGGCCAACAAGGCGGCCGCGGACAACGGCCGGACCCTGGACGTCAACACCGAGAAGGGCCGCGCCAACCGCTCGTCTCTGATCGCTCTGGCGTCCAGCACGGACGACTACATTTCGAAGCTCTTGGAGCAGGGCGCCTCGTGGGACACCGTCAACTCTGCGGCGGCGCGCGGTCGGGACAGCCTGATCGCTTCCGCCATACGCATGGGGGCAACCGGCGAGGAGGCCGAGAGGCTCGCGAATCAGTACTTGAAGATCCCGACTCAGGTGAAGACGTTCGCCGCGTTCGTCAAGCAGGACGCCGAGAAGTCCCTTGCGTCTATGAAGACCAAGCTGGCGTCGTTCCCGAAGGACAAGAAGACCCGGGCGTCTTTCGAGTACAAGCAGGCAGCCGCCGACGTGCGGTTCTACCAGCACCTCGTCGACCAGCTGCACGGCAAGACGGTGACTGTGCGGATCAACGGGGTCGCGACCGGCGTCAACGCCGCCCAGTACTACTCGCAGGGCCCGCACAAGGCCGGCGGTGGGCTGATCCGTCATTACGCGAGCGGTGGGGACGTCCTGCTCGTCCCGTTCGGCGGCCCGGTGTCCGGGCCGGGCACGGGCACCTCGGACAGCATCCCGGCGATGGTGTCCAACGGCGAGTACGTGATCAAGGCGTCGGCCGTCGAGAAGTACGGCCTAGCGATGTTCGACGCCCTGAACGCCGAGCGCTTCGCGGGGGGTGGCCGGATCGGCTACGCCACCGGCGGATTTACGTACTCTCCGGCGACGGCGCAGATCGGCACGTCGACGGTGTCGACCTGGTACGACCAGGACGTGCAGCGTCTGCGGGACGCGTGGACCAAGCTCAACGAGGCGCTGCGCGACCAGGCCAAGAAGAGCACCGCGGCGACCAGGCACGCGGTGACGCAGGCCCGGCAGGACGTGTACGCGGCGGACAAGGCACTCGGCCTGCAGCGCGGCGCCAAGGCGCCGGGTTCCTTCAGCCTGGCCGGGTACAACGCGAACCTGAAGGAGGCCGCCTCCAAGTCCGCAGCTTGGGAGCGGGACCTGCAGAAGATCGGCAACCGGGCCGGCGCCGACATCGAGAACACGCTGCGCGGCATGGGCGAGTCGGGGCGTGCGCTGGTCGCCTCCCTCGCGAAGGCCTCCGGCAAGCAGTTCAACGAGATCGTCGCCAACCTGCGGAAGCTGGCGCCGACGGCGGCCGCCACGCTGAGCGACTACACCCGGCAGCTCAACCAGACGACCAGCAGCAGTAAGACGTTCCAGGCCAATCTCCTGAAGCTCGCTGCCAGCGGGTACGGGGACCTGGCCATGCAGCTGGGCGGGCAGGGGGACGACAGTGCGATGTCGGTCGCCGCGGCCGCGGTCAAGTCCTCGTCGGCCGCGAAGGCGGCGAACGCGGCGATCAAGTCCAGCCAGGCCCTGCTGACCGGCGACGAGCTCACGGCAGCCACCCAGCTGCTCGGGGCGCTGTCCGGGAAGAAGAACGCCACGGTCGCGGACGTGATCGCGGCCGGCGTTAGCTGGCCGATGATCGTGAGCCTGGCCCCGCGCTACGCCAAGCAGATCAAGGCGATTCCCGGCAGCGGCACGTTCGTGTCGCAGCTGCGAGAGCAGGGGATTGCGCTGGCAGGTGGCGGGCTGCTGCAGGGGCCGGGTACGTCGACGTCGGACAGCATCCCCCTGTGGGGGTCGACGGGCGAGTACATGGTCAAGGCCTCGGCGGTCGCGCGGTACGGGCTGCGGTTCATGGACTCCCTGAACGCGGGACGTCTGCCCGTGGGCCGTGCGGCTCCTCGAGCGGGGCTGCCGGCCGCACCCGTGGCGGCCGCCGTGGCGGCGGGCGGCGACCGGCCGCCCGTGACGTACAACGTGTACCCGCGCAAGTCGGTGATGGATGTCGAGGACCTGCGGCTGCTGCAGCGGCAGGAAGAGGCGCGCCAGCGCGTGGGGAGGCCCCGATAGATGCCCATCATCACCACCGCGGCGCCCGTCACACCACCAGCGATCGAGATCCCGGAGGTCGGCTACGCGGCCATTACCTACGTGGACCCGACGGGGCGGCGGTGGCCGATGACCGACCTCGCCGGCGACTGGTACACGCTCGCCGAGGGCGTGTCTGGTCTGGGGGCGGCGCCGTACGTGCTGACGTCGGATCAGCATCCGCGGGGCGGTGAGCGGCTGCGTCACGTGCAGCCGCAAGCCCGGACGATCGTGTGGCCGGTGCTCGTCAAGGGCGCCGACCACACGGCGTTCATCCGCAACTGGCGACGGCTGGGCGAGGCCTTCACGCGCACGCTGCGACTGGTGGGCGGTGTCCGGACGCCGGGCACGCTCGAGGTCGCCCGGCCCGACGGCAGCGTGCGCCGGATATCCGTCTACTACCAAGGCGGCTGGGACGGTCGCGGGCAGACCGCGACCGGCATCACCTGGGACAGCGCGGTCGTGACGCTGTGGTGCGAGGACCCGTACTGGGTGGACGCCGTGCCGGTCACCGTGCACCGCGAGACCGGCACGCAAGGCGACTTCCTCGTGCCGTTCCCGACGGTGTCCAGCGGCCAGGTGCTGGGCGCCACCACGGTGATGAACCCGGGCAGCATCGACGTGTGGCCGACCTGGCAGATCACCGGCCCCGCGGATGCGATCACGTTCACCCGGGAGGACACCGGCGAGTCATTCACCCTCGACATGACGGCGACCTCGCACGGCGAGCTCCTGGCCGGCGAGACGGTGACGGTATCCACCGACCCGCCCCGCGTGCGGTCCGGCACAAACGAGAACCTGATCGACGGGTTGAACTGGCCCGAGGCCGTGCTGTGGTCCCTGCCGCCGGGCGAGACCCCGGTGACGTTCCAGCTCGACGGTGCGGAGGCGGGCAGCGCCGTCGACCTCGTCTTCAACCCGAGGTATGAGACGGCATGACGATTCAGCTGCTGGTCACCGACCGCACCCTCAACGTGCTGAATCCGCTCGACGGGTGGACCAAGCTCGCCTGCGACCTCAACTTCAACCAGCCCGCGTCCGGCAGCGTCGCGCTGCCGGCGCGGCCGGACGTCATGCAGCTGCTGCAGCCCGGCAACCGCCTAGTCGTCATCCGTGACCAGGCCGTGTGGTGCGCGGGCCCGATGGAGGAACCGCAGAACTACAGCTGGGACCTCAGCCAGAACGCCGGCCCGGGCACCGTCACCGTGTCCTTCAGTGACGACTTGGCGCGGCTGGCCGGCTACCTCACCTACCCCGAGCCGACCAAGGCCTTCGCCTCCCAGACCACGACCAACGATGTCGTGCGCACGTTCAGCGCGCAGAATGCGGAGACCATCATCCGCACCCTGGTAAACGAGAACTGCGGGCCGGGCGCGCTGGCGGCCCGCAGGATCGAGCGCCTGGTCCTCGACACCGTTGCCGGTGTCGGCGGCACCCGCTCGCTGTCGACGCGCCTCGAGCCGCTGCTCGATGCCTGCCGGACGGCGGCCGCCACCGACGGGCTGGGTTTCCGCACACGGCAGGTCGGCGACCAGATCAAGTTCGGGGTGTACGCGCCCATCGACCGCACGGGCAGTGCGCGGTTCTCCTACGGGCTGGGCAACCTGCGCTCGGTGTCCTTCACGCTGGGGGCGCCGCTGGCCACCTCGGAACTGGTGCAGGGCGGCGGCGACCCTGACGAGAGCGCCAGCCCGCCCAACGTCCGCGTCTACGTCGAGGTCGCCTCGGGCGCGGCAGCCGACTGGTACCGGGTCGAGAAGCTCATCGACAAGACCGGCACTCTCGACGACTTCGGCGGGGAGCTCACCCAGGCCGGGACGCTCGCCCTCGGCGACGACAACCCGCAGGCCTCCCTCGCCACCGTGACCGTGGACACCGAGGACCTCAAGGCCGGCCGTGACTTCGGGCTCGGCGACAAGGTCACCGTCGTGCTGCCCACCGGGCTCGAGGTCGCAGACATCGTGCAGACGATCCGGCTCGAGGCCACACCGAACGAGGGCGAGCTGGTGACCACGGTCGTCGGCGACTCCGACAAGACCACCAACACGGCGACAGTCCGCCTCATGCGCGACCTGGCCCGCCGTCTTGGACGACTGGAAGCGAGGTAGGTAGCCGTGGCGCAGGACTCCTGGCCCAACGCGGCCCACAACTCACGGGCACTCACCGATGCCGAATACGAGCAGCTCGCCGCGCGGTTCTCCGACGACGGCGTGTACGGAGACCCGTCGCAAACCGCAGTGGTGTCGGCCGGCTCCGGCCTGCAGGTGGTGGTACGGGCGAACGTGTCGGCGTCGGTGCGCGGCCACGGCTGGACGTCCGGCAGCGTCGACTTCACCCTCCCCGTGGGATCCAACACGTCCGGTCAGACCCGGATCGACCGTGTTGTGCTCAGGCTGGACCGCTCCGACTGGACGGTGAAAGCGGCCGTGAAGGCAGGCACGCCAGGCGCAGGCCGTCCGGTCCTGGACCGCGGCGAGGGTTCGACCGGGTTCTTCGAGGTCCCGCTCGCCGAAGTCACCGTGGGCAACAACGCAACCTCGGTGACCGTGCAGCGCACAGAGCTGTACCTCGGCGCACGCATCCGTCCTGCCACCAGCAGTGCACCGTCCTCTGTCTCCAAACGAGGCGAGCTCGTCTACGAGTTCGACACCGGCCGGCTCATCATGTGGTCCGGGTCGACCAACGGCTGGGTCACCGTTTACCAGGACTCCGGAGAGGTGGCCCTCGGCCCGGGATATTCCTCCTGGGCGCCCATCGCCGGAACCGTCGGCGAGCTGAAAGCAAACGGCATCGTGTCACTGCGGATCGCGGTCCGGCGCCAGGAGTCGCAGTTCTTCGCCGCGGACCCGGACGGGTCGAAGCTGTGCACGATCCCGGCCTCGATGAAACCGAACCGGACCGAGTACTTCACCGCCGTATTCGGTAACGGTGCCGTCGCGCGCGTCGAGGTCCGCTCTGACCTCGACGTGTGGTGCACCGCGCCCAGCGTGAACGTGCCGATCGGGTCGACCCTCTACCTGACCATGACCTATTTCCTCTGAAGGGAGGCTGTGAATGGCACGGCACCGGTTCGGCGGAATCGCCGACTACGTCATCAGCGTCGGCGCGGGCAACGTGGCCACCCTGCAACCCGGCACGAGCGTCACCTGCTGGAACGCGGCCGTCGGCGGCACTCAGTACACCGACCTGACCGACACCGACGGCACCACCCCGATCGTCGGCGGCACCCTCACCGCCAACAGCAGCGGCTCGGTACCGGAGTTCTTCGGGCCGGACGGTGTCCGGTCCCTGTACCTCGACGCGAACGGCGGCAGCGGCCCCCGCCGCCGCACCCTCACCACCGACCTCGACGAGGACTTCGACGCCCTGCAGGGCGCGACCATCCCCGCGACCACCGTCACCACGGCGGGCGACCTCCTCGCCGGCACCGGCAACGCCGCCGTGGACCGCCTCGCCGTAGGCGCGCCCGGGCAGGTCCTGGTCCCCGACCCGAGGGCGGCCCCTGGCGTCCGCTGGGGCAATGGATGGCGCCGCCGGGACCTGCCGCACGCGGCCGTCGCGGACGCGCTCTCAGCGATCGCTGCGCCGACCGTCACGGTCACCAAGCAGGCCACTTCCACGATCGCCTCCGCGCAGGCCCTGCTTCCCCCGGACAGCGGTCCCTTCCTGTACCTGGGTGCCGGCAGCTTCACGTACGGCACCGGCACCCCCGACAGCTCCTACTACCTGCCGCTGTCCCGCTACCCGAACACGTATCAGTCCGGGCAGGCGAACTGGGCTGTGGAGTTCTGCACCGACGCCAGCGTGTTCGAGATCAAGTTCAAATACATCGGCAGTGCGACCCGGTACCGGCTGTCCGTCGACGACCAGAAGATCACCGACCTGCCTCAGCTCACCGGCGCCACCGCCGGGAACGAGGGATCGTCGCACGTCCTCAAGTTCACCTTCGCGACCGCGGCACCCCGGAAAATCAGGTTCGACTTCACGACCATGCCGTTCGGAGGACTCTTCCTCCCGCCCGGTGCGACCGCGTGGAAGCCGGCCCCGCGTGGCGGCAGGCTCGGCATCTTCGGCGACTCCATCGACGACGGCTCCGCGCAGAACACCGGCGCAGGCATTGGCACCTGGGCCTACCGGGCGGCCCGCATGCTGGGCTGCAGCGACGTGTGGGACCAGGCCCGGGGCGGCACCGGCTACATCACGCCCGGCACTTTCGCGGCCCTCGGCGACCGCGTCGCCGGCGACATCGCCCCCTACGCCTTTGACACCTTGATCGTGTGGGCCGGATACAACGACAACCAGGGCGACCAGGGCGCCATCGGCACAGCGGCTGCCAGCCTGTACGCGGCCCTGAAAGCGGCGGTCGCGCCCGGCGCCGACATCTACGTCATCGGCTGCTGGGACCCCACCGGCAGTCCGGCCACCAGCATCCAGAACACCACCGCCACCCTGAAGACCGCGGCCGCGAACGCGAAGCTGCCGTTCATCAACAACCTGACCGGCCAGGTCTACGACGGACAGGGAAACCTCGTCGCCACGCAAGGACCGTGGATGACGACACAGATCAAGGCGGCGTACGTCGGAGCCGACAACGTCCACCCGACCGACGCCGGCCACGCTTACCTGGCACGCCGCGTCGTCGACGCGATCAAGGCCCTGATGCCTGCCTGACCTCGAGCCTCACCGCACGCCCCGCGCCATATAGGCCGGGGCATTTTTCATGTCTGGAGTGATCATGACCTCTGCCTGGCAGCGCCTGGTCGACCACGTGATGGCCGTCCCTGAGCGCGTCTACGAGACCTGGAGTAGCACCGTCGGCTGGGACAACCACACCCAGTTCGGCAAGCAGTACGGCTGGGACGGCGTCGCTTGGTGCGCCATCTTCGACTGGGACATGTACGAGGACTGCGGCCTGACCGCGATCGTCCCCAAGACCGCCTCCGTAGCGGGCATGACCGACTGGGCCAAGAAGCGCGGGCAATGGTCCGAGTACCCCTCGGTGGGCGCGTGGGTGAACTTCGGCAACGGCTCCCACACCGAGATCGTCGTGGGCTTCGACGCCGACAACGTCTACACCAAGGGCGGCAACTCGGTGAAGGCCGGCGCCACCGACAACGGCCAGGGCAACGGCGTCTGGTCCCACAGCCACGCCCGGCGCAGCAGCTACGTCACCGGCTACTTTGCCCCCCGGTTCCCCGACGGCGTCTGTCCGCCCACCGCAGACCCGAAGGACCCGCGCGGCGGCAAGGCGGTCAAGTCCTGGCGCTGGTCGTCCACTGCGCCGAAGTGCCCGCCGTTCCCCGGCCGCGACAAGTTCAAGCTGGGCGCCACCAACGACTCCGCGCTGCAGCTGCAGACCTGGCTTCAGCGCGGCAGCTGGGGGCCGGCCTACAAGGTCGGCCCGTCTCGCACCATGACGGCCCTGGACCTGCAGAAGGTCAAGGCGCTCCAGCAGCACTACCTCAAGGACCTCGGCCCCGCCGACGGGCTCACCGGTCCCCTCACCTGGCAGTACGCCTACGAGGTCGCCAACGGCCTCCGCAAGAAGTAGTCACCCCGGAAGGACCGACCAATGAGAATCTCGCGTGTGTGGAAGGCGGTCGTCGCCGGCGTCACCGCCGGGGCCGCGGCCGCGGGCACCGCGGTGCAGGACGGACAGCTCACCCTCGCCGAGGGCATCACGATCGTGCTGGCCCTCGCTGGTGGCTACGGCGTTACCTGGCGGGTACCGAACCGCCAGCCTGCGGACGAGAGATGACGGCCGCCGAGGTGACCGATAGCACTGGCGTCCCGGCAGTGGACACCCTCGTCGTGTGGAGTCTCGCCGCCGTGGCGATCGCCGGCGCGGCCGCCACGGCGTGGCGCATCGGCCGCTGGCTGCGCCGTATCGCGGTGCGTGTCGATGAGTTCGTGGACGACTGGCAAGGCGTACCCGGCCGGCCCGGGGTACCGGAGCGGCCAGGCGTGATGACGCGGCTGGACCGAATCGAGGGTCGGATCGGCCGCGTGGAGCACGAGCTCCAACCCAACTCCGGCCATTCACTGAGGGACGCTGTCAACCGAATCGATCACCGGACACAGACCCTCGCGCCCGATAGCGACACCTGACAGACGAAGCCCCCCGCATGGCCTGTAGGCCATGCGGGGGGCCTTTCGTCATGTCATCACTCGGCAGGCGGCTGGTCGGCAACGAACGTGCCGATACCCGTCTCGCCTCGGAGCCATCCCTCACGGCGCAGGTAGGCCAACGCCTTCTGGCTGGTCGAGGCGGCGATACCCAGTTCGGTTGCCAGCTCGAGCGTGGAAGGCACGCGCGACCCCGCCGGATAGGTGCCGTCCTTGATACGGCCGATGACGATCTGCGCGGCCTGCCGCCACACCGCCCGAGTCCGGTCAAGATCAGCGCTCATACCGGTGACCGTAGGATCCCGCACTATGCCGCGCGACCGCAGCAACCCTCGTCATACCTCGGTAAGGCGCGGTAAGGTCACTCCACATAAAAGCCCCCTCAGCCGGTGTGACGGTCGGCATCGGGGGCGTGGCCGACGCTTCGAGGGAGCATCGACATGAGAGAGCCTACGGCTGTCAGCGCCGTCTTGGAACCGGCTGAGGCCGAGTACCGGGCGTTGACGGAGCACTGCACCCACTGCCGGACGTGCCGCAGGGCCACGGCCATTGCGTGCCCCGAGGCGTCTCGCCTCCGCAGCGCGTGGTCTGCCGCTTTCCGTGCCGGCCGTAGGAGCGCCCGATGAACATCTGCGCGCACTGTGATGAGCCGATCAGGGACGGCGAGCCATACGAGACCCGCAGCATTGAGGCCGGGTCCGGGCCGGGCGGGTTCGTGTACCTGCACTTGTCCTGCGAGGAGCGGATCGCGGCTGCGCAGCCGAATCGCTGGCCTTCGAGACTCGGCCGCTGAGACCCCGGCGCACTGGGCGCCGGTAGCACCACCGAGAAAGGCACAACCATGCACAACACCGAGGGCCTGACCTTCGTCAAGAGCAGCTTCTCCGGCGGCAACGGCGCCTGCGTTGGAGTAGCCGAGCTGCCTGACGGCGGCCGGGCCTTGCGCCACACGAAGAAGCCGGGCGACGGGACGCAGTTCTACACCCGCGAGGAGTGGGACGCGTTCATCGCGGGCGCGAAGGCGGGCGAGTTCGACAACTGATCTACCCGTGTGCTGCGGCCCCGGCGGGTTCCACTCCGGCCGGGGCCGCTCAGCGCACGAGCTCGGCGAGTGGGACGCCGATGGCGTCGGCGATGCGGATCAGGGTGTCCAGCAGCGGAGAGGAGTGGCCTTGCTCGATCCGGCTGTACGAGGCGACGTCGATGCCGCTACGGGAGCAGACCTCGAGCTGCGTCAGATTGTGGTGCTCGCGCACGTGCCGGATCTGTTCGCCCACTTGGCGCCGGCGGGCAATGACCCGTTCGTCGGGCTGGGTGGGACGAGACACTCGTCCACACTCCCGATGCCATGATCCAATGTGGTTAGGGTCGAACCTAAATTCAATGATCTTGCTGGGCCTGGCGCTCTCGTCGACGAGGGCGATTGGGCTGATAGACGCAGGGGCGGTGTGATGTGCGTCCGCCGCCGCTGCAAGGCGCTCGCCGCGGGCTGAGCGCCGCCGCCCCGTCCTCCGTATAGGAGGGCGGGGCGGCTTGTTTGGAGACGCCCCCTGCCGGATGAGACGGCAAGGGGCGCCCTTCCGGCCGGATGCCTCACGGGCGCCCCGACCGGGCTTGCTTGGGGCTGTGCGTCAGGCGGACGGAATCAGGGCGTCCGCCTCCCCTACCTGCACTGTACCGAGCGCGCTGACCGATCTACGTCATGTAGACGGCGATTCCAGGCCGACTTGTTGACGGCCGTACCAAGCCATCACCTGGTAGGTGGTCTGGGCGTCGAGGGCGCGGCGCACCGCCAGGAGTTCCTTGGCGATTGCGCGCTCGCTTAGGCCGATGCGGGATCCGATCTGCTGTTGCCCGTAGCCCTCTGCGAGCATGCGGAGGATGCGCAGCTGGCGTTCGCTGAGCGGCGATCCGCATCTGGTCGTGCAGAGGTCCTGCCACCGTTCGGCCGCGTCCCAGAACAGATCGAAAAGGCTGCGGACCCAGGCAACGGCCGCCCGGTCGAACACGTGCCACCCGCTGTTGCCTTCGGCGTCATCGATGACGACGTTGTCGATGAACAGGTGTCGGGCGTCGATGATGACCATGCGGGGGCCGGGCATGGTCGAGGCTCGGACGTCGGCACCGTCCTTGATCATGGCCTCGACGTAGTCACTGGTCTGGTCGTGCTCGTGTGCGCTGCGGTGGTAGATCGATCGCACGTTGACGCCGCGCTGTAGTGCGGAGCGGGTGCGCTCGACGCCCAGGCGCAGGATCGCGGGATCCCTATCGGCCGGCTCGCCGGGTTGGATCGAGCAGAATTCGGCGGCGGCCGCGGTGCCGATCTCTCCCAGCCGCGCGTTCATCTGGGCCGCGGTGGGCAGGAACTCACTCCCAGGGCCGCCGTAGAGGCGCTGGGGGTCGAAGTGCCGGCTGAGGCCCTCGAGCGTCGGTATGTGGGCAACGAGTTGCGCAACCCGAGTGAGGTCCTGCAGGACGGCGGTCGTCAGCCCATGGGCTGCACCACGTGGGTCGTGCGGAACCCAGCCACTGGGCGCGTAGGGGTCCGGGTCGACGAGGCGAAGGGAGACCAGGCGCTGGATGGCGTAGTCAGCGGGAGGTTGGAGGCCTTCGGCTATGCGCCGGTACGCCTCGAAGTCCTGTTCGGTGAGGGGTAGTTCACCGCCCAGGGGAGTCGACTCGTTCATGTTCGTCCCCTTGTGCGTGTACGGGATTCCGCATGTGCATTTTCCCGTACGGCTCGCCTCTTGGTGATCACTTATCCCACATGACAGCCTGACTTTCGGTGATGCGGATTCGCGCACTAGTTCGAAACGAGGGGTACGTTATGAGCCGTGTTGGTTTGGCGATCGCTTCCCTGTTCTTGGGTGCGGCTGCTCTGGCCGCCCCTTCACTCGCACAGCATCCCGGTGACCACGCAGTGCGGGCAGACATCGGCTGGGGTGTCGTCGCACCGTCCCCGGGTGAGACGGCCGCGCCGGCGCCGACGAGCGGCGTGAACGACATCGGCTGGGGCTGA